GAAAATAGCATTTGAGGCACAAGGTCTTAATATGTTAAAAGAAAAAACAGCAAAACTACCAATATAAGGAGATATTATGACAGGAGCAGAAGTAGCATTAGTGATATTCGGAACACTATGGATTATAGGAGTGCTTGAAGGATAGTGAATGGTTTTGAAGTATATAAAACATATTTGGCAATCAAACTCCACTTCACAAGTAAAAACCAATCTTACGACTTTCATAAACACAACGGTAGAACAACTGCAAGATTGGAAACTTTTACTAAAAGAAGGGATAGGTATTACTTTCATAGGCTTAGTAAATCTTATGACAATAAGTCTATTGTTAATTACTTCCTTAGTAATTTTGTTTCTAATACTAATCTATGGGTTGGCGACATCACTGGCAAAGCTGGTGATGAACATTATAAACAATGGTCTAAAAAAATAGAATCATTACATTATTATTATGAACAAGATATTGATTACATTATAGAAAGAATGACAACTAAAGATATAAAATTTAATGATTTATTTCTATCAGTAGGCGGTCAACACCCTACTATCATCAAAATGTTTCTAGCAAAAAAGATAAACTTTGAAACATTAATAATACTAGATGATATATTAAGATTCACTAAAAAATTAAATAAAGATATTACAGAAAAAGTATTATGGCCTAAACTATTTGATAGAATGAAAAGATATAAACCATTTTTGTCATATAATATTACAAAATATAAAATCTCATTGAGAGATAAAATGAAGGAGATATAATGAGTGAAGAAGGTAAACAAGTAAAGACACAAGTATTTACATTAGGTGAGATAATTCTTAAATTAGAAATGCCTGAACATTTTATTGAAGCTGTAAACAAGGCAATTGATGAAAGAGGTGATAGTATGCCTGACTGGAACCCTCAACTTGCAGGTAAAATCAAAAAAGAAAAATTACTTAATCCTATTTTAAATGATGATATAAAAGGTACCTTCATGATGTGTTTTCAAGAGTATATGAAAAGATCAGGCTCAGTATTAGTAAATACACATCAATTATCTTTAGACAATGTTTGGGTAAATGATATGTATGCAGGTGAATATAATCCTGCTCACTTTCATTCTAGTAAAAATAGTTTAGTAGGTTTATCATCAGTTTTATTTTTAAAAGTGCCAGATACTTATGGCGAAGAATATACAAACAATCATGAACCTGCAAATGGTCATTTAGAATTTATCGGTGGTAACCAACATTCGTTATCAATGTCTCAAATGAGAATAAGTCCAAAGGTAGGAGATTTCTTTGTATTTCCATATACATTAGTTCATGCTGTTTATCCATTTAGACAGACAGAGCAAATGAGAAGAACATTATCATATAATTGTGATATACTACCGAAAGTATTGGTAAAACCAGTATAATGTCAAACGTATGCCAAAACTGTGGATACGAGCATGAAGGTACACTTTGGAAAGAGTTTACTGATGGTGATGGTTTACCGATTATGATAGAAGTTTGTAAAAATTTTATAACATCGCTTGACAAGGGTCAACAAATGTGTTATAATACAGATAATGCAAAAGAAGAATAATTACCTTCTTTTTATAGTGCAAGGAAGAGGCTTTCACCAGAGGGTCGAACTTGACCGTTTAGGGGTTGTACCCAGGTTTGTAATCTTACCAATTATGAATCACATATCTGACAAGATGAAACGGGTTGTTGAGGGATCAGAATGGTATCTGTGTTCTCACTTGTGGGTAAATCCATAGTCCCACCTATTTCGCATTATAAATAATTATGTCGATTAATACAGACACATACAATAACATACGATAAAACATACAAGGAGATACAATTATGAATACAAGTATTGCGGCCTTAAAAAGGTCGAAGTCTAATCTAGACACACTCATAGGTGAACTAAACAAAGTCGCCGAACCTCAAAAACAATCAAACTCATATCAAGATGATAGATTATGGAAACCAGAACTAGATAAATCAGGTAATGGTTATGCAGTATTTCGTTTTTTACCTGCTGTAAAAGATGAAGATTTGCCATGGGCAAGACTATGGTCTCATGCCTTTCAAGGTCCTGGTGGTTGGTATATTGAGAATAGTTTAACAACACTTAACAAAAAAGATCCAGTTAGTGAATCTAATAGTTTACTCTGGAACTCTGGTGTTGACGCTGATAAAGAGATTGCAAGAAAGAGAAAAAGAAAACTATCTTATGTTGCAAATATCTTAATTGTTTCAGATCCTAAACATCCTGAAAATGAAGGTCAAGTAAAATTATTTAAATTCGGTAAGAAAATCTTTGATAAGATTACTGAAGCGATGAAACCTGAATTTGAAGATGAGAAACCTATCAACCCATTTGATTTTTGGGAAGGTGCAAACTTTAAACTAAAAATCAGAAAAGTTGATGGTTACTGGAATTATGATAAATCAGAGTTTGATAGTCCATCTACTATCAGAGATAATGATGAGGCTATAGAAGAATTATGGAACAAACAGTATCCATTAAAACCATTTCTTGCACCTGAAAACTTTAAATCTTATGATGAGTTAAAAGCGAAACTTGATAAAGTTTTAAGTGGTGTCAGGAATACTGGTACAGCTGAAGATGTTATGGACCCACCTACATCACCAACAGTTAGTAAACCAGTAGTAAACGAAACAGCAGATACTTCGGTTGCTAGTGAAGATGAAGATGACGGTGATGATACACTAGATTACTTCTCAAAATTAGCTGAGGAAGATTAATCTCTCCACCTGTTTCTTTATGTAGGGGTTAGGATATCGTGTCCTAACCCTTTTTTAATATAAATAATACAATTACATCATGCAAAGTTTGAGATATCAAATCATATAAAGGAGACTATATATGGAAATTATTACTAAAATAAAGGGTTGGGCAGCTGCATTAGCAGATGTAGGTGTTTCACTTATTGCTTTAGGTATCGTACTTGAAGTTCTATTTAGTGGACAAAATGTGCCTTTCTGGCCCGACATAAGTGTAATAAGTAATGTACAATCAATTATCGCTGGGTTTAGTGCTCAAGGTCTAGTTGGTTTAGTTGCTATTTGGGTTTTATATTCAATATACACAAAGAAGTAGATTATATTAAAATAGTATAAGAGGGGTGCTTCGGCACCCCTTTTTTTTAGCGTATAAATAGTTTATATTATGGATTTATTTTTTATACTATTAAAAGAATTTGGTTTACCTGTTGCAGCTTCTAGTGCTATGGGTGTCTTTATCTACATCATTCTCAAATATATTTTAGAATCAGTAATCGGTCAAGTAAATAGTATTCATGGTATCATCATGGGTCTTGATAATAGAATTAAGACTATGAATAATGACATGATAAAATTAGATGTTCAGATATCAGACGCTCTAGATTTAAGACAAGATGAAGATAGAATTGCTCGAGCAGATGGTAAGACTGACGCAAGGAAAGATTAATGGAACAAACAATAGAAAATTTTGAAGGCACAAAGATTGTGAATATAGAAGAAACTGGTAGTATGGGTGATGTGCAAGCAGGTATAGAATTTATATATCATATGAGAGAGCATATTTTAGATGTAGGAGTTGCAACAATTTATTTGTTTGCTTGTTATACTCTCTATTTGTGGTTGAAAAAAAAGATTAAGTAATTATGGATATTGTTGATATCATCAACCAATATGGTTTTGCCACTTTGGCAGCTATCGCTATGGGGTATTTCATATACTTCATATACAAGTTTACCACAGAAAATATCAAGACAAAATTAAGTCAAGCAAATACTGCTTTGATAGGTTTACTAGATAGAATACGAATGCTTGACAATGATCTTATCAGGTTAAGGTCTAAATTAAACACAGTTTTAGAAATGCAAGAAAATGAAAAGAATAAAAATAACAGATCAAGAAGTTCAAAGAGAGTATCTAAAAAGTCTCTCAACTAGTGGCATTATCATAGGTGCGACATTCACTATAATATTCACTATAGCAGTAGTATTCGATTATATCTTATTATAAATATTGGGTATGAAAGCACTAAAAGTTATGGTGCTAGGTCTATTTTGTTATGTGCTTTCGGCACCTAGTATCGCAAGTGAACTAGTACAAGAGTTCAGTAATCCATCATTTTCAGGTAATGGTTATTCTACTCATGTTCTATCACTTGAGCAACTCAGATATAGTAGAGAAAATAAAATTAAAGATGACGCTAAGTCAGCAACAGCTGCAGCTAAGCGTGATGAAAATAATACTACTATTAATAAGTTTATCAAAAATGTTGAAAGTAGAATCTATGCTAATTTATCAAAACAGTTAGTTGATAATATGTTCGGTGAAGAATGTGAAGGCACTTGTCCTACATCTGGCACTGCTGAAGTAGAAGGTTCACAAATTGCTTGGGTCAAAGACACGACCACAGAAATAATAACACTAACAATCACATCACCAGATGGCTCAACAACGGTCATGTCTGTGCCTGTAGGCGACTTTAAGTTTTAAAAATATGGATTTAGCATTCCCACAAATAGCAGCAGCGATAGCAATATTTTGTTTTGTATCAGGTTGTGCTACAACCACACCACCTGAAGGTTTCTATCAAGGTGAAACACCTTACACCATGGAAACTGATACTATGAAAAGACTAGAGTTGATACCTGAATTAGGGCAACCACAAATCACAATCGCAGTTTATAATTTTCCTGATAGAACAGGACAAAGAAAACCAAACACAAAATTTAGTCAACTATCAACCGCAGTAACACAAGGACCTGAAACATGGGTCATCAATGGACTTAAAGCAGTAGGTGGTAATAATCCATGGTTTATAGTTTTAGAAAGACAAGGTCTGGATGCTCTTATAAAAGAAAGACAACTTATTAGATCAACAAGAGAATTATATGATGGAGAAAGTGATGTTAAGAATCAATTAAAACCTCTAAAGTTTGCAGGACTTATAATAGAGGGTGGTATTGTGGGATATGACGCAAATATTACATCTGGTGGTGCAGGTGCAAGATATTTTGGTATAGGCGTAAATGAACAGTATCGCACAGATCAAGTAACAGTTTCAATAAGACTTGTTGCAGTTCAGACAGGTGAGATCGTTCTTACTGTGTCAGCAACAAAGACTATCGCAAGTTTTTCAAGTGGCGGTGATGTATTCAGATTTTTAGATATGAGTACAAAAGCGCTTGAAATAGAAACTGGTGTCGCAACAAACGAGCCAGTCAATTACGCCATAAGAACTACAATCGAACACGCTATTCATAATTTAATTTATGAGGGTATCGAAAAGGACTTATGGTCATTTAAAATAGAGGAGTAAAAGTATGTACGCTAAACTAATAACATTTTTGATATTTTTTGCCTTACCGGTAATGGCGAATGATATCTATGTTACACAATCAGGTGCTACGCTTGACCTCGACATTACCCAAGACGGACAAAACAACACAGTTGGTAACTCGACTACAGCTTCTACGGTCACAGGCGCAACGACCACAATAGACATAGATCAAGTTGGTAACTCGAATGTTTTGAAGTTTGATGTAAACGGTGCGACCTTCACAGGTACATTTAGCACAACTGGTAACTCAAACGATATCGATTTTAATTGTGATAGTTCAGGAAGTAATTCTTCTTGTGCTACTGCTACTGCTTCAATTGTATGGGCAGGTAATAGCAACGATATAGATATTGATATTGGTGAGACAGCAGACGCTGCTAACGCAACAGTAAGTATAACAGGTGCTTCAGGGAGTGATTCAAACGTAGTCGCTGCCACAATAGATGGCACTTCTGCTATACTAACACTAACCGTAAATGGTGACACAAATAATTACTTAATTGACATAAATGGTGATGGTGATGTTAACGGACACACCTTAATTCACAGTCATACAGGATCTATAGCCGATGTGGATATTACACAATCTGGTGTTTATGATAATATGATAACTTTGACAACATCTGGTGATAACCATGATATCGATATATCACAAACTGACTAAGTGGATAACAATAATATTAATATTATTTTATGCTACCTCCTCGTGGGGTAGCATAGGTAACGTAGATCAACTAGAAGGCAAAGGCGTAGTTGATCGAAAAGATGGTGATAAAAATATCACTATCGAACAATCTCTAGACAATCTTCAATACGACACAGTAAAAACAGGCAACGGTAAAGTTGGCATATTATTTGTTGATGATACCAGAGTTGATGTTACACAACACAGTAAACTTATTATAGATGAATTTGTATTTGATCCTAATAGTGGTAAAGGTAAACTAAATCTATCAGCAAAACTAGGCACAATACGATATGCGTCAGGACAGATTGCAAAAAATTCAAGACAAGATATAAAGATTACAACACCTACAGCAACGATAGGTGTTCGTGGCACAGATTTTTCTATGACAATAGATGAACTAGGTGGTTCTACAATTATATTATTACCAAGTTGTGATGTAAATGGCAATTGTCTTGTAGGTGAAATATCAGTAGAGAGTGCAGCTGGTCAAGTAATATTGAATCAAGCATTTCAAGCAACACAGGTTATTGTGCCAGAAACTCCACCCTCACCACCTGTAAAATTAGATTTAGAGATAGATATGATAAACAATATGCTTATTGTATCTAAACCAAAAGAAATAGAAGATGAAAACTATGTAAAGAAAATTAAAGCAGTTGCAGACGCATTAGATATTGACTTTTTACAAATAGATGATTTAGAAAAAGATTACTTAGAAGAAGATGAGAACTTATATGTAACAGGTTTAGATATAGATTTCTTACAACAAAATTTCTTAGCAGACATACTTAAACAAATTAATGAAGAACATGCAAAAGAAATGAGAAATGAATTTGATAAACAAGAAAAAAGATCAACAGATGGTATATTTTTAGGTAAAAATCCAGACACTGGTGTCATTATACTAGACGAAGATCCACAATGGGTCTGGATACGAGAGGATGCTTCTGGTTCATATATTGAATTAAGATTAGACAAAGAGTATGGATATATACTAAATATTATACAGGGAGAGTTTGAGATGTACGATTTCGAACTATTAGGACAGGACAATGAGATTACTATTCAACAATTTAATTAAAATAACTAAAGAGTTATCAATGTTAATATTTTTAATTATCATGATATTGTTTATAAGCACAATAGCAGAAGGTAATGATTTAGATTTAACAATAGATAATCTTACAGACGGCGGTAGTTTAGACATAGTGCAAGATGGTGAAAATAATGATATAGACTTAGATATAGTTAGTATGGATGGATTCATCATAGACATTGACCAAGTAGGTGATAGTAATGTTCTCAATGTAGATGTAGATGGTAGAACATCTAACGGTTCATCTATGTATTTTAATCAAACAGGTAATAACAAATCTTACTCAAATACATTATGGTGTGGTCATTCATTTTGCACCATAACAGTTAATCAAAATTAGTATGAAATATTTTACACATTGGATGACAGCGTTCATCACATTGTTTGTATTGACTTATATTGGTCTACAAGATCCTTGGGTCAAAGAAGTTTTAAGACTAAAATCGTTTGACATTCTTTTAGCAAACGAAGATAAATCATCCTCACAAGATATAACAATCATAACAATAGACGAAGAAGCAATCGAGAAGTATGGTCAATGGCCTTGGCCTAGAGATAAGATAGCAGATTTAATTGTAAACTTACGACAAGCAGAAACAGGCATTATTGTTATGCCTATACTGTTTAGTGAAGAAGATAGATTTGGTCAAGATGATTACTTTTGTGAGACACTAACATACGGCACAGTTATAGCACAGACTGGCACAATACAAAAGAGAACATCTAATCCTGTGCCTAGAGGTGTTGCAAAGATAGGTGATCCACTTGCATTTTTATATGAGTGGTCTGGTATGGTGGGTCCATTACCAAAACTTGCAGACTGTACAAATGGTGTCGGTGTAATCAATACAGCACCTGAAGTTGATGGTGTTGTAAGACGAGTGCCTTTATTAATGAAAATAGGTGATGAAATTTATCCTAATATGTCAATTGAAACTATACGAGTTGCAGTAGGTGATCCTAGTTATCAAGTAAAAGCAGATGACTTTGGCGTAACTGCCATGAGAGTGCCTGGTTATGATACAATTAATACAGACGCAAACGCAAGAATATGGTTGAGATGGAACAAAGAGTTTAACACAATATCTGCTGCTAGTCAAGACTTTTCTGAGGCTGCAGGAACTACTGTAATTATTGCCTTGACAGCAGAAGGTTTATCTAGTATAGTAGCAACCCCTACTGGCGAACAATATGATTATGTCATAAGTGCTAATTCACTACAAACAATATTAGATGGTGAGACTGTCAAAAGATTTGATTCGTTGATAGAATTATTACTTGCATTTATTGTAGGATGTGTTATAATAATCATTTGTAGATATGCTTCATACTCTATAATAGGTTTATCTATTGCAGGTGGTTTTCTTTTTGCTATTATTCAAACTGATGTATGGTTTGGTAAAGAGTTGATGTTGATTGATGTTACATGGATACTCTTAACATTATTTTTAGTTGGGTTTCATTCTACATTTTTACGATTCATATTAGAGTTTAAATTAAAACAACAAATCAGAAAACAGTTTGAGAAGTATCTAGATCCTAGACAAGTAGCAATACTAGTCAAGAATCCTGAGAAGTTAAAATTAGGTGGCGAGAGAAAAGAGATGTCCTTCTTGTTTATGGACATTGTAGGTTTTACACCTATATCTGAACACTATAAAAACAATGATGATCCAGAAGGTCTTGTAGAAGTTATCAACGATTATCTAAATCGTATGTCTAAAATAGTATTAGAGAATGGTGGCACAATCGACAAGTATATGGGCGACTGTATTATGGCGTTCTGGAACGCACCACTTGATTGTGAGAATCATGCTGAAATGGCAGTTAAAACTGCTATCGAATGTGCCGAAGAAACAGATAAAATTAAAGCAGAGTTTAAAGAGAAAGGTCTACCTGATATTAATATAGGTTCTGGTGTCAATACTGGCACTTGTATTGTAGGTAATATGGGTAGTGAAATGAGATTAGACTATTCAGTCATAGGTGACGCAGTAAATTTAGCTGCAAGATTAGAAGCACAAACTAGAAACTATAAAGATGAAAACGGTAAAGTAACACCTCTATTATATCCGTCATATACACAAGAAAAACTAAAGAGTATCAAGTCAATTGAAGTAGATAAAATCAAAGTTAAAGGCAAGGAAGAGTTAATTACTATCTATAAACCCATATAAATAGTAGCATGGCAAAGACTGTATTTGATAAAATACTAGATACTACAACAGGTCCTAAATCTTTTGATTACTATAAAAAAAGAGTTCAAGAGATTACATCACCTGGTGCTCGTGCATTGATAAATCGAGGAAAGGCAACCATAAGACCTAAGTATGGTGTAATGAACTTATTTGGTTATGATCCTAAATTCAAAGAGACATTACCTTTGTATGATAGATTTCCTTTGATCTTTCCTTTAGAACCTGCAAAAGGTGGTTTCTATGGTATCAATTTTCACTATTTACAGCCCGGTGCTAGAGTGGCATTTCTTAGACAATTATCTAGATTTACTACTGATAAAAGATATGATAAGAACACAAGATATAACATAGGTGAGTTATCAGGTAGATATTTTAAAAAGACTATCAAGAGATATTTGTTTAATCAAGTGAGAACATCATTTTTAAATATAACAGCTGACGAAATGGCAATCGCAATATTTTTACCAGTTGCAAGATTTGAGAAAGGGCGACCATATTAATGGCAAGAGCAAAACAAACTGAAGGCACTTATGATAAAGGACCACCTAAGAGAACATCTATTGGTGGTGGTAAACTTAAAACTTCATCAATGAATAAACACAAAAGAAGAAGTTTAAAAAAGAGATAGATAAAACATGGCAATTTTTAGAGCAGGTAAACGAGTAGGACCTTTTGACATAAGAGTAGGCTTTCCTAGAGATAAAAGCCTTGATAATGTTGATAGAGACCCTAGACTAAAGCAAAGAGCAAATACAGAGAATACTATTGGTCGTTTTCGTGCTGCCATGGCAAAAGCAGAAGGTTATGCTAGACCAGCGAGATTTGCTGTTAAACTATTCTTTCCAGGAAGCTTATCTGAATTAGCAGGACAAAGAACAAATAGAACAACACAACCTGGTCAAGCAGGTGGTGCTCAAGCAGTCAATCCTGACGCTGCTACCATGCAACAACTGGCAATACAAATGGGGCGACAATTAAATTTACATTGTGATAGTATATCAATGCCAGGTAAAGATTTAGTTACACAAAAGAAACAATTTGGTAACGAACCAGAAATAGATATGGTTACTGGTCATCAATATGCAGGTACAATCAATGCCTCTTTTTATGCAGACAAATATTTAAGAGAGAGACAAATTATAGAGTTGTGGATGAAAATGGCACATAATAATTTGACAAATGAAGCAAAGTATTATGATGACTATGTTGGTAAAATGCAAATTTTTCAATTAGGTTCACTAGACGGAGAAGGTGATAGAGATGTACCTACTTATGGTATAGAAGCAATAAAAGTATTTCCTCAAACATTGAGTGCTGTAGAATATAATTACGGCTCTTCAAATCAGTTAGTAAAAATAAATGTAGGATTCGCATATAAACAATGGTATAATCTTACAACTGACCATATTTCAGGTATGACTTTTGGCAATTCAATGCAAACTATTCATGATGTTAAAAGTCCAGATACAGGTTTATTCGGTAGATTACCTATCGAATTACAAAGAGCAGGAAGAGACGTATTTAATTCTGCTAAAAATCAGATTCCTATAGGAAGACTGTTTAAGGGAAAATTATTCCCACCATTTACATAATTTTATATAATAAAGGAGATTAAATTATGGCATTACCAAAACTGAACACTCCAACATATGAGTTGGAAGTGCCAAGCACAGATGATAAAATAAAATATCGTCCGTTCTTGGTCAAAGAAGAAAAGATATTGTTGATGGCAATGGAAAGCAAAGATAATGCACAAATTATTCAAGCTGTAAAAGACATTGTTAAATCATGCACATTCGATAAAGTAGATGTGAGTTCTATGCCGATGTTCGACATGGAGTATATCTTTTTAAATATACGAGCAAGGTCAGTAGGTGAAGTTTCTAAATTAAAGATACTTTGTCCTGATGACAAAAAAACTTATGCTGATGTTGACTTAGATTTAACAGAGGTATCAGTTCAGGTCGGAGACGATCATACAAACAAGATTGAATTAACAGATGATATGGGTGTTATCATGACATATCCTACTATCGATTCATTCTTAGAGAGTGGTATAGAACAGATAACTGCTAACAATATGTTAGATGTTATCGGTAGTTGTATATTACAAATATATGAAAACAACGGTGAAAAGGTTTATCAAGGAAAAGATCAAACTAAAAAAGAGATAGAAGAATTTATTGAATCAATGAATAGTGCTCAATTTAAGAAAGTTCAATCGTTTTTTGATACTATGCCAAAACTATCACACAAAGTTAAGGTAAAGAATCCTAAAACAAAGAAGGTTAGTGAAGTAACACTAAGTGGACTAAATGATTTTTTCGCATAGCCCTTTCACACAATACCCTAGAGAATTATTACGAAACTAATTTTTCTCTAATACAACATCATAAATACTCTTTGAGTGATATTGAAAATTTGATGCCGAGGGAAAGGGACATATATGTTGATATGTTAATAACTTATATTAAAGAAGAAAACGAGAGACAGAAACAAAGGCAAAACAATGGCTGAGCAAACTAAAAAAGTAAATCTAGAGTTAGAGATAGATACATCTACTGTTGATTCTAGTAAAAATAGATATCAAGGTTTAATAGACCTTGCAAAAGCAGTAGATAGTTGGCGAATATTTCCAAGAATATTCATATCAACATATATTTTTCTACTGTATAAAGTAACTATATGGTTTATGAATTTACCAACACCGACCTTCGAACAGTCTGGACTAGTATCAATTGTAGTTGGTGCTGGGGCAGCGTGGTTTGGGTTGTACGCAGGAACAAGTAAAGGTAAAAAGTAAATGTTACCAGCATTAGCACCATCTATAAGTGTACCAACAATGTCCACAGGTACCGATCTGATACCTTATAGTGTTGATTCACAAGGTAATGAAGATATAGTATCAGCACCTGAAAAGATGAGTCCTATGGATTCTGTTCGAGCAATCTTTGAGGAAATCAGAGATGGTATTAATGAATTAGTTGTCTTAACAAGAGAAGCAATGCCAAATACTAGAGACATGGATATTGCAGCTGCCGATGTAACAGAAACACCTGCACCTCAAGAAAATGATAGTCAAGGTAATAAATTTGAATTGCCTAATATAGGACCTAAAACAGGATTAGGACTTATGTTAGTAGGTTTAGCAGCGTTATATGCGTTTGGTGATGAGATTGCAAAAGCAATAGAACCTGTTTTAGAAATTGCAGGAACAGTCGTAGATAAACTAGGTATCAAAGGAACACTATACACAGGATTAGGTTTACTTGCAGCTATCAAGTTTGGTAAACCATTGTTAGATTTATTAGGCACAGGTGCAAAATCCATAAAGACAGGATTTGGCTTACTGAAAACAGGTTTCTCATCAATGAAAACCTTTGTAACTACAACAGCACCAGACGCTATAAAAGGTGCATACAAAGGAGTTTTAAGTGGTATTACAGGTGTTAAAAAAGGATTAACAGCAGCATTCACAGGTATGAAAACTTTTGTAATGACAACTGTACCTAACGCTTTAAAAACTGCCTATACAGGTGGTAAAAATTTAGTTATAAGTGCATTTACAAAACTTGGCACAGCATTTCAAGCGATGAGACTATTTCTAGTAGGCACCATAATACCTACAATCACAGGATTTATGGCACCGTTTATAGTTCCTCTTGCCATACTCACAGCTGCAGTTGCAGCCGCAGTAGCAATTTTTGTATCAATCAAAGCAGGTATAGATGAGTTTAAGAAATCACTAGAGGACGGTGATAGTATGTTAGTAGCAATTATAGAAGGCGTATCAACAGCATTATTAACTTTAGTAACATTACCAATTACACTAATCAAAAACTTTGTTGCTTGGGTTGCAAAGAAACTAGGGTTTGAAGGTATTGCAGAAAAATTGAAAGAGTTTGATATAGTAGATTTTATTAAAGATGGTGTCAAGAATTTAGTCTTAAAAGCAAAAGACTTTGTATTAGGTTTATTTAACATAGATTTTCAAGAAGTATTAGGTAAATTTATTGACATTGGTAAATCAATAGGCACAGTATTGAAGGCAATAGCAAAGGGATCAATCGCTGCTGTTAAGGCTGCATTCCCTGGTGGTGAATCACCTATGGAAGCATTTAAGAGAGTTTATGCTGAAGTATCTTCTGGCGGTGAAGGCAGAATGCCAAAAGAAATAGATGCAGCAATAGATGATATCGAGCCAACTGATGGACAACTAAAAGCAGAGGCAAACAAACTAGAACAACAGTATGACGCTATTCAGGGAACTTATCAAGCTACTATGTCTGATGAAGTATTTAAAGCACAATTTGAGGCACAACGAGAAATAATTAGCACACTAGCTAGAATTAATAGAGAGTTAGACGAGAGAGCAAGCATAGCAGCAGAAAATGCAGCTTTCAATAATATTATAACCACACAAGACAATTCAACAAATGTTAGTAGTAATTCAATGAATGTAAGTGATTTTAGTGTTGATGGTTCAGATGAAGTAGCAAAAGCATTAGCAAATAGAGGTTATACTTCATATTAACCTCTTTGTTGTAGGTGTTTCTCAGTCCATATATCAAATATAATACCTCTATCATTACACCATTTACGAGCAGACGCAAACTTATCACGATTCATTTGATAGGTTTTCATTTCATATAATACAGTAGATCGTTTTTTACCTTGCACAGAGGCAGGTGGTCGTAAGTCTTTTGATGGTTTGACTTCGATAAGGTGTGTTTTGAGATCGCCTTCGGCAGTTTTAACCTTGATAAGAAAGTCAGGAAAGTATCTACGAACTTTTTTAGATAGAGTATCATAGTAAGGTATTGCTATTTCTTCACTTGCCCATTGTAGTATACCTGGGTTATTGTCAAAGTATTTCATACATCTTCTTTCCCACATAGAACGATAGATAATATTATCACTATCGCCCATGTATTTCTTTGGGTTCTGAGGTTTGTATTTACCTTTGTATTTCTGTGATCTTTCTTGCATATTCATATAAATAGTTATAAAAGTATTTATTAGGATAATTATGGGAAATCTATTCAACGCATTAAATGGTCTAAGAACTAACATCTTTGGTGGCGGCAACGCAGGTCAAACCACACCTATATTACGAAAAAGTGCTATAGGTATCAATGAAGAAAGTCCAGTATCTAAATTAGATCATGATCCTTTTGCTTACTCATCTATACAATACCCTAGAGATTTAACTACAAATGGTGGCATTGGTCATTATATGTTATTTTATGTAAATATACAAGACAAAACAAAATACATTTACGAAGGTGCAGACGGTGAAACAGTAGGTAATAAAGTAGAAGTGCAAGAGACATTTATAGAAAATGGTGCACCTGTAACGAAAACATTTTTTAGAGATGGTGATGGTTCTGATAAATTTAAATATGATTTAGCAAGAGTTCGTAGAGGTAAAAAGGGTGGTGTATTAGAATCAGACGCTGTTACGTTAAGTAAAACAAGACGAAAACGAGGTTCTGGTATGTCAAGTTATCGTAATACAACGAAAAGAATTACAGATTCAGTCGCAATATATTTACCACCTAACGTACAAGATACTACAACAGCATCATATACTGGTGCGGCTACAGGCGTGATAGGGGCAGCAGCTGCAGGCGGGTTTGGTCTTATAAGAAATATGGCAAATAAAGACTACGAAGCAGCAGCAAGAGGTGTTGTAGAGAGTGCGAAAGCAATTGTAGGTGAAGCTGCGATTAAAGCAGCGACAGAGATCGCAGAGGGTCTAACAGGTGCAGAAGGCACAAGAGGACTTATCAATAAAGCATTTGGTCAAGCAGATAATCCTTACATGGAAGTATTGTTTGACGCTATGCAGTTAAGAACATTCTCATATAATTTTACGTTTTCACCTAAGAATAAACAAGAGACCGAAGATGTGCAAAAAATTATCGCATTGTTTAGATTTCATATGTCTCCTGAATTAAAGGGTGCAGCCAATAGATTCTTAACATTACCATCAGAGTTTGATATTCACTATATGTATCAAGATCAAGCAGGTCAAGCGAGTGAAAACGATTTCTACAATAAGATTGCTACTTGCGTATGCACAGGTTGTGATGTAAATTACACACCTGATGGTGTAAAATCATTCGAAGGTGGCGCACCAACAAAGATTACAATGACACTATCATTCCAAGAAACAGAGTTATTAACAAAAGAAAGAGTAAATTTAGGTTTCTAATATGTATTTTAGTAAGTTTCCACTTAGAGTTTATGATGTCAAGGGTAATAAAAACTATAAACTTTTACCAGATATTTTAAGACGAGTAAAACTACGCTCAAGTTTATCGTCAAGTCGTTTTGTTTTTGACAAATACAATGTAAAAGAAGATGAGAATCCAGAAGATATCGCATTTAAATATTATGGTGACGCAGAATATCATTGGGTTGTACTCATTGTGAATAATATTACAGATCGATACTATCAATGGCCGATGACACAGGCAGATTTTGCAAACTTTCTTACAGATAAGTATGGTGCAGGTAGTGAGGACGCAATACATCATTATGAACTAGCGCAGACAAGTGGTAAGACAACATCAAGTGATGATTCACATATGCTAGAAGTAAATTCTGATACAGAAAATGCGACAGCAATCACAAATAGAGAGTTCGAAGAAAGAGTACAAAATGATATTAGGCAGATCAGATTATTAGATCAAAGATATCTTGATACATTTGTTGAGGAGTTTTTCACACTAATTAAGAAAAACCAATTTTAGGAGTTAAATTATGGGAAGTTCACATCCTGATGAGATAGATTTTGCAGGCGATTATAATCTAAACGGTATCATATTACAAGCGCACGATGGCACAGGTGGCAACTTTGAAGGTGCAGAGGGTGGTGTCAATATACAATCATTAGTTCAAGAGTTAAACATATACGAAGGTATCAATCAAGCCGCAGTCTATGGCACAATGGTCGTTGTTGATTCAGTCAATCTAATCGCAAATTTACCTATACAAGGCACAGAGAGATTGATGTTTAAACTATCTACGCCAGGCACATCAAATACAGAACATATCATAGACGCTAGCGAAGAAACAGGTCATCCTTTTTATGTCTATAAAGTTTCAAATCGAAAACAACCTAGTCAAGGTAATCAAGTTTACACAATACATTTTGCAAGTCGTGAGTTCATGCGTAATATACGAACAAAAGTCAGTAAGGCATATGAAGGTAAACTATCATCAATCGTGCAAGAAATTATCGCAGAGAAGAAAGGTCTTGATAGTCGCAAGAAGTTATACTTTGAAGAAACAAAAAATTCAGATAAGATTGTCATGCCAAACGTATCACCTTTTGAAGCAGTATCAATAGTCGCAAAGAGATCGCTACCTAACAATTCGAATGGCGTAGGATATTATTTCTACGAAACAACAAAAGGATTCTACTTTCGCTCTTGGGATAATATGTGTGTTGACTATGGTAATCATGCGAGAACACCTATTCAAACATTTAGATATATACCACAGAATGTCAACGAACATGAAAATGTAAAAGATGAGAAAACTGAACTTAAAAACTTAGAATCAGTCGAAAGTTATAAATTTATGAATACTTTTCACGATACAGCCGCTGCTCAGGCATTAGGTACATATGGTCATAGAGTGATTGCATACAATTTATATGGTAAATCATACAATACAAATGATTTTCACTATCATGATGAGTTTAATGAGACAAGACACGTGGATTATACTTTTGATTCGCCTTCAGATAATAAACCAGCAGTAAGAGATAATCCAGTAGATTTTGATAATCGAAGTGTAAGTGATTATGCAGAAAGTCTTGTTACGCTCATACCTACATCTCAATTTGTGCATAATGAAAACAAAGGTAGTTATGGTGTAGATATAGAGAATGACGCAAGACTTGAAGGTATACGAAACGCACAAAGACAACAAATAGCAGCAGGCACAAATGTTCAAATGACTGTTCATGGGCAAACACAAATCACACCAGGTCAAGTAATCGAGTTTGAATTACGACCTATCGAAGAAGAAGGCGAGACAAGTGATAAAAAGTCATATGATCCTCAATATAGTGGTCGCTATATCATTACAAAGATACGACACAGAGTAAGTAAACAAGATTATAAGATGATACTTGAATGTCG